TTACTCCTTCTTCTTCTGCGCCTCCCGCTGCTTGACATAGGCAGCGAAGCTGCGCACCTCCTCGAACATGGCGTCGGTGATCTCACCGTCACCGCCGAAGAGGGCAAATTTGATCTCGTCATCGCTGGGTGTGCGGCTGCCGACGGCAGGCGCTTTTTCTGCGCCCGAAAGCAGGTAGTCCACCGTCACACCGAGGTGATCGGCCAGTCGGGACAGCGTCTCTGCCGACAGGCTCTGCTTGCGGCCTGCCTTTAAATCCGACAGAGAGGCGCGGCTGGCACCGGATTCCCGGCAGACCGTTGTGACCGATTTGCCGGCCTGTTTGCAGAGCATTTCGATGCGGTTGTACAAATCAGACATAAGATTACGTCCTTTCTTGTGCATTCTGCGAGAATTACGCGATAACGTAAAATATGCAGTTGACAATTACGCAAAGACGTAATATTATACAACCACAGGACGCGAACGCGTAAGGATTTTGGGGGGATACCAAAAGTATATTACACGTTTGCGTAAATGTCAATGGGGGAAGGTGGGAATGTCTGCGGTGAGTATAGCAGGGGAGGTGTCCGATATTTCGGACGGGGAGGGGATGTGGTTTGGCGGGGATGCCGATTGTTTTTGAAGAGACGTGATTCAGAAATTGTAGGGGCGGCTGTCCTCAGCCGCCCGAAACGGACAGCCGGGGACGGCTGTCCCTACGGGTTCTATCGATACGTGGGAGGAAGATTGGAAAGGTGGTGATTGATTGGCGAGGCCGGGGATTATGCTCTATTTTGACATGCTTGAGCCGGTGCGCGGGCTGTCCGATGCCGAACGCGGCAGGCTGCTTGTGGCCATGCTGGAATATGGGCAGGACGGTAAGCTGCCCCAGTTCAGGGGCAGGCTGGCGCTGGTCTGGGGCTTTGTGAAGCCGAAGATTGATAAGGATGAAAAGGAATACAGAGAGACTGTTTTAAAACGGCAGTTTGCAAATGAATGCCGTGTCAGAAAACGAAAGGGTGAACCGGAAATTACTTACGACGAGTGGCTGCAGAATCTTGATTTGCAAAATTTGCACATGGAACCATATGGAACCACATGCACCCCAACTACAACTGCAAATGCAACTACAAATACAAACACAACCATAACTACAGCTGCAGCTGCAGCTCCAACTCCAACCGCATGCGTCAGTGAGGACACTGACTGCTGGGAAGAGGAACAAGAGGCGGCAGATGCAGCGGCAGAAGCGAAAGAAAACAGAAAACTGAAAGTGGTTGGCGGTAAGCTTGGCAAGGGTGTGCTGTTGCTCTCCGAAGATCAGATCGGGGATCTCCTCGATCAGATGGGGCTGGAGGCCTTTGACTACTACACCGAGAAGCTGTCCTCCTTCATTGTCGAGAAGGGTGCAAAGGTCGCCAGCCACTATGAGACCCTGCTCAGATGGTGGCGCAAGGACAGTGCGCTGGAAAGGAGGTAATGCGATGCCCAGCGGTTCTTATGCGCAGGTCGAGGTGCAATGCCCGTTTTATCACTACGATGACGGCCGCAGACGCATCACCTGTGAGGGGATCACCGACGGCTGTGTCACCGCCGTGGTGTTCCGGTGCAGAGGCGATTATGATACCCAAATCCGGGTGTTTTGTTGCGGAAAGTACGAAAATTGTGAGGTTTGCAGGATGTTGATGGGGAAATATGAGGATTGAAAAACGGACAGCCGGGGACGGCTGTCCCTACGGGATGGCAGGGACGTGGGTGGAAAATTGGGACGCGCGGGGCGATGTGGGCATCGCCCCCTACAACGTCAGAATGCGGTGATGCAAAAATTGATACGTGCGGGGCGATGTGGGCATCGCCCCCTACGGGTTCTGAAGAACGTGGGAGGGAGATTGTAGGGGCGGTGCGGGGATGGAGATGGACGGAGGGGAGGTGATAGGATGGGGACGAATGAAGCAAGAAAGGAGCGGTTTCTGGTCGTGGCCGACAAGCTGCTGGGCAGGATCGAAGATCTCATCGACAAGGAGGATGCCATGGATGTCAAAAATATCCGGTCGCTGACTTCGGCGGTCAAGGAGCTCAAATCCATTCAGGATGTGCAGCCGGAGCCGGAGCAGCATGAGCAGCTGGCCTTTGACCGCATGCCGGAGGAATTTACCGTATGAACACACCGAAAACCATGCTCGATCTCAGCCGCGTCAGCGACAAACAGATCGCTTTCCTGACCGCTGAGCAGAAGCACGTCGCCTTCGGCGGTGCCAGAGGCGGCGGCAAAAGCTGGGCTGTCCGGGCAAAGGCCGTCATTCTGGCGGTCTCCCATCCGGGGATCAAAATTCTCATCGTGCGGCGCACGTTCCCGGAGCTGTACAACAACCACATCATGCCCCTGCAGGACATCCTGCGGGGAGCGGCCGTGTACAACAAGACAGAAAAAATCTTCCTCTTTCCCGGCGGCAGCTCCATCCGGTTCGGCTACTGCAACGCAGACAGGGATCTTGACCAGTACCAGGGCGCGGAATACGACGTGATCTTCCTCGATGAGGCCACGCAGCTGCAGGAAATCTGGATCCGGAAGATCACGGCCTGCGTCCGCGGTGTCGGCAATTTTCCGCGCAGAATCTACTACACCTGCAATCCCGGCGGTGTCGGTCACGGCTACATCAAGCGGCTGTTCATCGACCGGCGGTTCGAGGCCGGTGAAAATCCCGAGGATTACGTCTTTATCCAGGCGCTGGTCACCGACAACAAGGCCCTCATGGAGGCGCAGCCCGACTACGTCAGCCAGCTGCAGGCCCTGCCGCCGAGACTCCGCGATGCCTGGCTCCACGGGCGGTGGGATCTGAACGAGGGACAGTTCTTTGACGATTTCCGCACAAGTCCCGACCCGGAACGGTGCGAAATGGCCGGTATTTCCACAGAAGAAGCGCGAAAACAGCATCGGTTTGTCCATGTCATTGAGCCGTTTGACATCGGTTCGGGAGAATGCCGCGGGTGGAGCATCCTGCGCAGCTATGACTTCGGCTACAACAAGCCCTTTTCCGTCGGCTGGTGGGCCGTGGACTACGATGGCGTGCTGTACCGGATTCTGGAGCTGTACGGCTGCACCGGTACGCCCAATGAGGGTGTACGGTGGCCGCCTGACCGTCAGTTTGCGGAAATTGCAAGGCTGGAGCGGGAGCATCCGTGGCTCAGGGGCAGGCAGATCACAGGCATTGCCGACCCCTCCATCTGGGATGCCAGCCGCGGGGAGTCCATCGCCGAGACGGCGGCGAAGTACGGGGTCTGGTTTTCCCCCGGTGACAATCAGCGGATTCCCGGCTGGATGCAGGTGCATTACCGGCTGCAGTTCGATGAAAACGGCTACGCCAGAATGTATGTGTTCCGCGGGTGTGAGGCGCTGATCCGGACGCTGCCAACCATGGTGTTTTCCAAAACCAATCCAGAGGATCTCGACACGGCGATGGAGGATCACTGCGCCGATGAGGTGCGGTATCTGTGCATGTCGCGGCCGGTGGGGCCGGTGGTCAGAAAGCCTGCGGAGCAGGTGGGGTGGAATCCGTTGGGGGGTTGAAGGTGGAGTGTTGCGGGCGGATGATATCCGCCCCTACCTCGTCAGAATGCGGTGATGCAAAATTTGATACGTGCGGGGCGATGTGGGCATCGCCCCCTACGGATTCTGAAGAACGTGGTTCGGCGGGACGGGAGACCCGTCCCCTACGGATTCTGAATCACGTGATTCGGAGATTGTAGGGGCGATTATCAATCGCCCGTTGCGGGCGGATAATATCCGCCCCTACGAGATGGTAAGAACGTGGGAGGAAGATTGTAGGGGAGGCGTTTCGCCTCCCGCGGACAGCCGGGGACGGCTGTCCCTACGGGATAGCAAGAACGTGATTCGAAATTGGAACGTTTCGGGACGGGGAACCCGTCCCCTACGGATTCTGATGGAAGGTGGTACATCATTTGGAACAGATTGAAAAACTGAAGGAATTTACAAGGACATTGGAACAATACAAGGCGGGGAAGGTTCAGACCGAAAAGCGAATTATTTCCTCCGAAAACTGGTGGAAACTGCGAAACACCGCCGAAGAACAGAACAAAACTGCCATTGGCAGGGATGGCGGATTTACGAGCGTATCCGGGTGGCTGCACAACGTCATCGTCTCCAAGCATGCCGACGGCATGGCTGCCTATCCGGAGCCGAACATCCTGCCCAGAGAGGCCGGTGACCGGGCTGAGGCAAGGATGCTCTCGGCCATCATCCCCTGCATTCTCGAGCAGAACCGCTTCGAGGCCGTCTACAGCGACGTCCTGTGGCAGAAGCTGAAAACCGGCACCGGCGTGTACAAGGTGGTTTGGGATCCGGAGCGTCGGAGCGGTCTCGGTGACATCGCGGTCGAGCGCGTGAACCTGCTCAACCTCTACTGGGAGCCGGGCATCACCGACATCCAGAAGAGCCGCTATGTCTTTCACACGGAGCTGTGGGACCGGGAGGCGCTGCTGGAGCGCTACCCCCAGCTGCAGGGTAAGTTCCACGGACAGGGCTTCCTCAGCGCCCGCTTCCTCTACGACGATCCTGCCTCCACGGACGGCAAGCACACCGTCATCGAGGTCTACTACCATAAGTTCGTAAACGGCAGGAAAACGCTGCAATACTGCAAGTATGTGGGCGAAGAAGTTCTGTTCTGGACGGAAAATGATCCCGTCATGGCAGAGCGCGGTCTCTACGATCACGGCAGATTCCCCTATGTGTTCGACGCCCTGTTCCCCGTGGAGGGCAGCCCCTGCGGTTACGGCTTCGTCGATCTCTGCCGCAATCCCCAGACCGAAATCGACCTGCTCAAGACCGCCTTCATCAAGAATGCCATGGTCGGGGCAACACCCCGGTACTGGTCCAGAGGTGACGGTGCGGTCAACGAGGAGGAATTCCTCGACCTGTCCAAGCCCATCGTCCACGCGGGCAATGTGGCGGAGGATGCATTGCGGCGCATTGAGCATGACCGCCTCGACGGCATGTACGTCAGCGTCCTCGACCGGACGATCCAGGAGCTGCGCGAGACCTCCGGCAACACGGAGACTGCCACCGGCACGGTGTCCTCCGGTGTGACTGCGGCATCGGCCATCGCCGCTTTGCAGGAGGCCAGCGGCAAGGGCAGCCGTGACAGCACCCTGTCCGCTTACCGCGGCTACAGCCTCATCGTGGAGCTCTGCATCGAGCTGATCCGGCAGTTTTACGACCTGCCGCGGCAGTTCCGCATTCTCGGTGCCTATGGGGCAGAGCAGTTCGTCAGCTACTCCAATGCCGGCCTCAGACCGCGCCATCAGGGCGAGGAATTCGGGCAGGATATGGGCTATCGGCTGCCCCTGTTTGACATCCGTGTCGAAGCCCAGAAGAAAAATGCCTACTCCCGGGTGGCGCAGAATGAACTGGCAATGCAGTTCTTTAAAATGGGATTTTTCCGGCCGGAAATGACCGATCAGGCGCTTTTGTGCCTCGATATGATGGATTTTGACGGAAAAGATGCGGTGGTGCAGCAGGTGGCGCGAAGCGGAGATCTGTACCGCAAGCTGACCGATTACATGCAGCTTTCGCTGGCGCTGGCGGCAAAGGCTGACCCGCAGGCCGTGGAGGTCATCAGCAGGGATGTGATGGCGACGCTGGGCGGCAGTGGGATGGCAGGAGGCGGGCAGATGATATCCGCCCCTGCGGATTCTGCCGGAGGCGGTGCGGATTTGCCGAAGGAAGAGCCGAAGGCCGTCAGCAGGGCCAGAGAACGGGCGCAGAATGTGGGCCAGCCGGGGAAGGAAGAGGCGTGATTGAGATTTTGTAGGGGAGGCGTTTCGCCTCCCGCGGGACGGGGAACCCGTCCCCTACGAGGTTTTATGGAAGGTGATTCAGAGTATGTAGGGGCGGCTGTCCTCAGCCGCCCGAAACGGACAGCCGGGGACGGCTGTCCCTACGGGATAGCAAGAACGTGGGATAAGAATTGGGACGTGCGGGGCGATGTGGGCATCGCCCCCTACGAGAAGGCAAGAACGTGAGAGGTGATTTGGGATGATTCATGTGGTATATGACCGGGCGCTGCTGCGGGTTTCCATGGAGGGGCATGCAGGGTATGGCGAAAAGGGCAGCGATCCTGTCTGTGCGGCGGCCTCGATTCTGGCCTATACCCTCTACTGCAATGCCGTCACGATGACCCATGGCGGCAAAATTCAGCGGCTGCCTGCGCTGGAGCTGGCCTCCGGAAAAACCGAGATCCGTGCCGTTGCCAACGAGAAATACCGGGCGGTGGTGACCATAATTTTTGATTCCGTTTGTGCAGGTTTTGCCCTGTTATCACGGGATTTTCCGGAAAATGTGAGTTACAGAGTGATTGAATAGCGGGCGGATGTGGGCATCCGCCCCTACGGGTTCTGACGGAACGTGTCGAAAAAAACAATGGGGCCCCCACGAAACCTGTTTCGTGGGGAAGAGGAAGAATGCGGTTTGCGGATGAGCCGCAGCGTGCAGCGGCGAAAAAAACAAATGGAATTCTGACGTTGTTCTGGGATAGAGGGAATAGAGGGAAACAGGTAAAATGGGTGCAGAACGGACGGGACGGGAAACCCGTCCCCTGCGAGATGGTAAGAACGTGGGAGGCTTTGAAGAGGAGGAATACATGGAACACAATGATTTTTCGGAGCATTTTGCAGGCTTGGAGCGGCAGGCGGAGGAAATGAAGCAGTCCGTGCCGGGGTTTGACCTCGGAAAGGAACTGGAAAATCCGCTGTTTGTGCGGCTGACCTCGCCCTACATGGGTGTGGCGGTGGAGGATGCCTTTTACACCGTCCACCGCAGAGAGCTGCAGGAGGCGGCAGCCAAAAACACCGCCGAAAAGCTGTCCAACGCCATCCAGGCCGGTGGACGCAGACCGGAGGAAAACGGCCTTTCCGGGAAGGCCGCGTCCGTCACCGTGTTCGATTACCGCAAGGCTTCGCCGGAGCAGAAAATGGCGCTGAAGCGGAGAATTCGGGAGGCTGCGGCAAGAGGGGAGAAGGTGTATCCGGGACGGTGAGAGGCGGAAAGCGGGACGATGTGGGCATCGCCCCCTACAACGTCAGAATGCGGTGTGCTTCTTTCGCCGCGGCAAGCCACGGCTCTGCCGCAAACCGCATTCTGACTCCTCCCCGCGAAACAGGTTTCGCGGGGGCCCCAATTGTTTCTTGACGAACGTGAGAGGAAATTTGAAAGGAGAATGCTATTTATGAACGACATGAACTACATCGAAACCATGGATCTGCAGCTGTTTGCTGAGGCCGGTGCGGTGGTGAACGCCACCGGCGGTTACGTCAACGCGCACACCGGTGCGGTCACGGCCTTTGACGAGGGCAACAGCCTGTCCGGTGAAATCAAAACTTTTTATGACACGGAACTGCTGGAAAATGCCAAAGCGGAGATGATTTACGCACAGCTGGCAAAAACCCAGCCTCTGCCTGCAGGCCGCGGCATGACCGCCGAATGGCGCAAGTGGAACACCTTCGAAAAGGCAGGCATCCTGCAGGAGGGCGTCATCCCCACCGGTCAGAAGTTCGGCATGAGCACCAAGGTCGGCACCATCAACCAGTACGGCACCTATGCCGCCATCTCCGATAAGCTGGAGCTGCGCGCCTATGACGATGTCATCCTGGGTGCCACCGAGGAGATGGGCGCTTCTGCCGCCGAGACCCAGGAGACCCTCATCCGTGATGCCCTGCTGGTCAACACCAACGTCCTGTACTGCGACAACGTGAACCTCGCCGACGGCTCTGTGGTCGGTACGCCCACTGCCCCCGCCGAGATGGAGGCCTCCGACACCGTGCTGTGTGCGCTGACTCCCGACACCGTCGCCCGTGCCGTCACCCTCATGAAGAAAAACCGTGTGCCCACCATCCACGGCAAGTACTATGCCGTCATCCACCCCTCTGTGGCCTATGACCTGCGTAAGAGCAAGGAGTGGATCGAGGCCCACAAGTACGCGGCAACCTCTGAGATCTTCAACGGTGAAATCGGTGAGCTGCACGGCTGCCGCTTCATTGAGAACGTGTTTGCGCCCGTCATGGACGGCGATTACGCCAACAAGCAGGGCGGTGTCACCTACGCCACCTACTTCTTCGGCAAGAATGCCTTCGGCATCATCGATCCCGAAGGCGGTGCGCTGCAGATGATCGTCAAGGACAAGAGCCAGATCGGCGGCCCGCTGAACCAGTTCAGCACCGTCGGCTACAAGCTGGAGACCAACGGCGCCACCATCCTGTACACCGAGCGTCTGCTGCGCGTCATGAGCTGCTCCAGCTACAGCGCAACGGATGAGGCCAATTAAGGCGGAAACGTGATTCAGAGATTGTAGGGGCGGCGTTTCGCCTCCCGCGGACAGCCGGGGACGGCTGTCCCTACGGGTTCTAACGAACGTGGTTCGGCGGGACGGGAGACCCGTCCCCTACGAGAGGATAAGAAAGGATACATGATTTATGGCGAAAAATGTGGAAAATACGGTGAAAATGGAGGAAATCTTCATTCCCAAGGGGCATTCCGGTGAGGAAGCCAATCTGCTGGTGGCTGTCAACGGTGTCAATTATCTGCTGCCCAGAGGCAAGAAGTCCTCGGTGCCTGCCTGTGTGGCGGACGAGATCCGCAGATCCCAGAAGGCACAGGAGGCCATGGACAAGCGCATTGACGAGATGCTGGCCAAGGGTAAGTAGGGGCGGCTGTCCTCAGCCGCCCGAAACGGACAGCCGGGGACGGCTGTCCCTACGGATTCTAACGAACGTGGGAGGAATGATTCATGACAATTCGGGAGGCGATTGCCAGAACCGATGCGGTGAGGGCCAATGCCTTCAATGAGGAACTGAAGATTTCGTGGCTGTCACGGCTGGACGGCATGGTCAAAAAGCTGGTCATCGACACCCACGAGGGCGGTGAGGCCGTCACCTTCGACGGCTACGGCAGCGGCACCGACCCTGACACGCAGCTGCTGGTGCCTGCGCCCTTTGACGACATCTATCTGCGCTGGCTCGAAGCCCAGATCGACTACGCAGGCGGGGAATTCGGTCGGTACAACAATGCCATCGTGCTGTTCAACGCAGCCTTCGGCATCTTCCAGAACCACTACAACCGCAGCCATCTGCCTGCACCGGGCGACCGGCGCTTCGCATTTTAGAAAGGAGGTCTGCCGTGCCTTATCCGACGCTGTCTGTCCTGCCGACCCAGCGGCTGACTGCTGACAGCTTCCGCGGCCTCAACCGCAATCTGCGCATCGGTGACGGAGAGTTTTCCCACACCGAAAACCTCACCGCCGACCATGCACCCCTGCTGGCCACCCGCCGCAAACGTTCCGCGGCAGGCCGGTTTGACCGGCCGGCCGGTCTCATCGCCAAGGATGCTCTGGCAGTGGTGGACGGAAGCGACGTGGTCTACGGGGGAAAGCGCATTGCGCTGGGGCTCAATGATACCGCACCGAAGCAGCTGGTGTCCATGGGTGCGTATCTCGTTATTTTTCCCGATAAAATCTACTTAAATACCGCAGATCTCGAGGATTTCGGAACATTGGAAGCGGCATTTACATCGGCTGAGCCGGTGACCTGTGTGCTGGCGGATGCATACGGAACGCCCTATGCCGACGTGATGGCTCAGGACAATGCCCCAGCCGAACCCGGCCACGGCAGCCTCTGGCTGGACACCGCCTCCGATGCGCCAAGGCTGCTGCGGTATGACGCTGCCGCCGGTCTCTGGACTGAGCAGACCGGGGTCTGCACCAGAATCGAAGCGCCCGGCATCGGGCAGAATTTTGACCTCTTTGACGGCATCACCGTCGAACATTCCGACATCGAAGCCATCAACGGCAGCCACGTCATCCGGGCAAAGGATGACGGCTTCATCGCCGTGGAGGCCGTGATCAGCGCAGCCTGCGTCCGGACGAGCGGGGAAATCACCGTCACACGAACTGTTCCCGACATGGATTTCGTCTGCGAAGCAGGCAACCGCCTCTGGGGCTGCAAGTACGGCCTTGTGAACGGCGAGCCGGTCAACGAGATCTACGGCTGCAAGCTGGGCGATTTCAAAAACTGGAACTGCTTTATGGGCATCTCCACCGACTCCTGGGCGGCCTCCGTCGGCTCCGACGGGCCGTTCACCGCTGCGGTCAACTACCTCGGCTGCCCCACCTTCTTCAAGGAAAACGGCATCCACACCGTCCGCATCAGCCCCTCCGGCGGTCATCAGGTGCAGGAAACCGTCTGCTCCGGCGTGCAGAACGGCAGCTGGCGGTCGGTAGCCGTGGCCGGAGAACGGCTGTTCTACAAGGGCATTACCGCCGTCTATGCCTACGACGGCAGCCTGCCGGTGCCGGTCTCCGGTGACCTCGGTGAGGTGCGGTATCACAGCGCTGTGGCCGGCGCACTGGGCGGAAAGTACTGCATCTGCATGCAGAATCAGACCGGGGCGTTCCAGCTGTTCGTCTATGATACCCGCACCGGCATCTGGATGCGGGAGGACAGCACGGAGGCCGTTATGTTTGCCGCTGCCGGCGAGGAGCTGTTCTTCCTGCGGGCAGACGGCGTGCTGGTGTCCATGACCGGGCAGACCGGTGAGGCAGAAGGCGATTTCCGCTGGGAGGCCGTCTCCGGCATCCAGTTCTACCGGCAGCCGGGCAAAAAGTACGTCTCCCGCTACCTCTTCCGGCTGCAGCTGCAGCCCGGTGAGGAGGCGAAGCTCTCCATCTGCTACGATTCCTCCGGTGTGTGGGAGGAACACGGCGCTGTGAAGGGCAGCGGACTTGGCTCTGTGCTGCTGCCGGTGATCCCCAGACGCTGCGACCATCTGCAGTGGAAGCTGGAGGGACGCGGAGAGATGCGGCTGTTCTCCCTGACGAGAACGCTGGAGGAGGGGAGCGACACATGAGCGTAACCGTACTGCAGCCGCCGATCTTACAGGGTTCGGCGCAGAATCAGCTGCTGCAGCTGCGGCAGTATCTGTTCCGGCTGTCGCAGGATCTGAATCTGGCGCTGTCCGGGGTGGAGGCCGCTTCGGCAGAAAAGTCGGAAAAGTCGGCAAAAACCGGACAGAAAGAAGAAAAACCGCAGCTTTCTGCCCTGAAAAGTCTGATCGTTAAGACTGCGGACACGGTGCATGCCGAGATGGACCGGCTGGAAACAAAGCTGGAGAGCAGCTACGTTGCCCAGAGTACCTTTGGAACTTTTTCCGAGGAAATTCACAGCCAGATCGCCAAAACTGCGGAAAATGTCAGCCAGACCGTCGATTATCAGGCGGTTTTGACCGATGCGCTGAACGGCGTCAGCAACGCGTTCGATCAGTATGTGATTGAGACCGGCGGCTACATCCGGCAGGGCATCGTCGGCTACGAAAACGGCGTTCCCGTCATCGGCATCGCCATCGGGCAGGACATCCGCGTCACCGGAACCGACACATTGGACGGCGAAACCTATGAAGTCATCAACACCGCGTCCAATATGTCGGTCTGGACAACGAATAAGCTGTCTTTTCTGGTCAACGGCATGGAGGCGGCCTACGTCTCCAACGGCGCATTTTATGTGGCGGATATGTACGTGACATCGCGGCTGTTTCTGAACAACTGGCAGATCTCGGCCAGCCGCGGTCTGACGATCAAGTGGATTGGAGGTTGAGGCCATGGCATTAAACGGCTCCGTCAGCACAAACCAATATGACGGCAAGGTGGGTCTGACCTGTACCTGGACGGCCTTACAGGATGCTGCCGCCAACAAATCGGTGATCAGCTGGACGCTGACCTCCGACGGCAGCCAGTATTACACCTACGAAACAGGCAATCTGAAGCTGGACATCGGCGGCATTCGGGTTTTGCAGATCGATTCCCGGTTCAATATGCAGGGCGGCGGTCACTGGTCACGCAGCGGCACGCTGGAACTTCCCCACAATCCCGACGGCACAAAATCGTTTACAATCAACATTTCTGCCGGTATCTGGTACTATACGTCCTCCAACTGCACCGGTTCGGGAACATTTACGCTGAATCCGTTCCCAAGGGCATCTTCTGCGACAGTTCCCAACTTCACCGTGGGTACCGGCGGTACGGTCTCCATCAGCCGGGCAAGTTCCGACTTTACCCACACGCTGTCGGTGCAGCTGGGCGATGGCGTGTATGAGATTGCCTCCGGGATCGGCGATTCCTGCCACTGGACGCCGGAGGCAGCCGTATGGGGGCCGAGAATTCCGGGTGCTGCCAGTGCGGCATGTACCATGATCGTCGACACCTACCATGGCGGTACGCACATCGGCAGAACGGCTTACAGCTTTGCGCTGTACATTCCGGCGGACATCGTTCCCACCGTGTCGGAGCTGGCTGTCCTGCTGCAAAACGACAACCCGGTGGTGAGAGATTGGGGTGTGGCGGTCAAAGGCTACACCAGACTGGCATGGTCGGCATCGGCAGAAGGCGCTTACGGCTCTTCCATCACCGATTATGCCTTCTCAGCAGGCGGTCTGACGGGCAGCGGAGCCTCCGGCACCACCGGCATCCTGCAGACCGCAGGCAGCGTGACCCCGTCCGTCAGGGTCACCGACAGCCGCGGCAGAACGGCAGGCGGAAATGCCGCTGCCATCCATGTCTATGACTACGCTGCCCCCAACATCTCGGACGCAAACGCCTACCGCTGCGACGGCAGCGGCAATGCTGACGAATCCGGCACCAACGTCCGCATCACGCTGACGGCCCACATTTCCTCCGTCGGCGGCAGAAACAGCGCCGTACTGCACTACCGCTTCCGGCAGGCAGGCGGCAGCTTCACCGGCTGGGCGGAATTTACCTCCGGGGCAATCCTCTCCGGCTTCGACACCGCCAAAAGCTACGAATTCGAGCTGCGGACGGTGGACAGCCTCGGGCAGGCCAAAACCGCCTCCATCACCGTGCCGACGGAGAGCGTCTGGCTCAACGGCAGAGACGGCGGCAAAGGCGCAGCCTTCGGCAAGTATGCGGAGGAGGACAACCTTCTCGACGTGGCATGGAACAGCCGCTTCCGGGGAAGCGTCACCTTCGACACGCTTCCTGCACAGGTTGCTCCGTCCGGGTACGGTTACGGGGAAGTTTCCGCTTTTATTTACATCGCAGGTGATACAGACGGCGCACAGACCACCGCACAGATTGAGAACGATTTTGCAGCCCTTGGCGACGGCAAGTCTAAAAGAATTACGATTTGTGACCCCAGCAGCTTGATGTCTGTCTATGCTTATGAGGGGAAACTATACCGATTGAATGCCAACGAAGGTAGTCTGGAACTTTTTGGCGGTGACGGTATCGCAGTAAAGCGGAACAAACTCAACGGTACCTGGCAACCTTGGGAATGGGTCAATCCGCCGATGCATGCCGGTGTGGAGTACCGCACCACGGAACGGTGGAACGGCAGTCCCGTATACACGAAGCTGGTGGACTGCGGTGCGTGGGTGCCTGAAAAACAGATATCGGTAGATACCGGCACAGGGATCAAACATTACACAGGCAATGTACAAGATATAGCGCTGCCTTTTACAGGTTATTCGGCTTATAACAGGGATGATCCCTATATGGCGTGGATAGAAGCAAACTCTGGGTTTATTGCCCTTCGTGGCGGCAGCGGCTTTACCGGTCGGCAGACGTATGTACAACTGTGGTACACAAGGTAAGACACATAAAAGGAGGAAACGCAATGAATCTGATGTACGGCTCCCGCGGTGATGAGGTCAAAAAGCTGCAGACAGCCCTCAACAGCACCGGCAGCTACACCCTCTCGGTGGATGGCCGCTACGGACCCAAAACGCAGGCCGCCGTCCGGGATTACCAAACGAAAAACGGTCTGAAGATCGACGGCATCGCCGGTACGGAGACCCTCGGCCATCTCTACAGGGCTGCAGAGACCGGTCCGCAGACCGCTGTGCCGCAGCCCGAACAGAAGCAGGAAACAAAGCTGACCTACGATCCTGCCGCCGATCCCGGCTATCAGCAGGCGCTGGCTGCCCTGCAGCAGGCGCAAAAAAACCTGCCCTCCTACAAGGGCAGCTTCGACGGTGAGCTGCAGCAGCTCTATGGCCAGATCGCAAACCGCGAGGCCTTTTCCTATGACCCCAACGCGGATCTGCTCTACCGGCAGATGGCAGAGCAGTACGCAAGACAGGGCAGGCTGGCCATGGAGGACACCGTGGGACAGGCGGCAGCCCTGACCGGCGGCTACGGCAGCTCCTATGCCCAGACCGCCGGACAGCAGCAGTACGGCGCTTACCTGCAGCGGCTCAACGAGGCAGTTCCCGAACTGTATGCCGCCGCATACGATAGGTATGAGAAGGAGGGGCAGGCGCTGCAGCAGCGCTATGCCATGGTCTCCGGTCTGGCAGAGGGGGAATACAGCCGCTATCAGGATGCCCTGAGCCAGTACTGGAAGAACGTCTCCCAGCTGCAGGATGCTGCCGACGAGGCCTACCGCCGCGGTGTCGAGGCCGACAAAATCGCCTATGACCGGCAGCAGGATGCGCTGGAGCAGCTGTCCAAAGCAGGCGGCAGAGGCGGTCAGACCGCCGAAAGCGCCGCAGATTCCGAACCCGTCAAACAGGATACCGGCTACACCGCCGAGCAGATCTTCCGCGCCCAGCGCTTCATCGGTGCGCCGATGACCGGCGTGTGGGATACGGCCTCCGCCGTCCTTGCCAGACGAAAGGGCTTCGGCCATCTGGGCGCTGTTGTGGCGGCGGTCGAAATCCGCGATGCGGAGGACAGGAGGTAAGCATGAATCTGCACACGCTGATTTTTACAGAGAACAACTGCTATAAAACCGGCAGAACGATCAAGGTCAGAGGCGTTATGGTGCATTCCACCGGCGCCAACAATCCGGAGCTGCGCCGATACGTCGGCCCCGATGACGGCTTACTGGGCGAAAACCGGTACGGCAACCACTGGAATCAGCCGATGAGTCCCGGTGTCTGTGTCCACGGCTTCATCGGCAAGCTGGCAGACGGCACCATCGCCGCCTATCAGACCCTGCCGTGGGAGCATCGTGGCTGGCACTGCGGCGGCGGTCAAAACGGCAGCGGCAACGATACCCACATCAGCTTCGAGATCTGCGAGGATCATCTGGAGGATGCCGCCTATTTTGCGGCGGTCTACCGGGAGGCGGTGGAGCTGACCGCCCATCTTTGCCGTCTCTACGGCCTCGATCCCATGGCAGACGGCGTTGTCATCGACCACCGGGAGGGGCATCAGAGAGGCATCGCCTCCAACCACGGCGACGTGGACCACTGGTTCCCGCGCTACGGCAAAAGCATGGACACCTTCCGGAAGGATGTGGCTGCCCTGCTGGACGGTGCTGCGCCGGAAGTTCCGGCAGCACCGAAACCCGAGCCCACCGGAAAGGAGACGAGGTATACCATGAACATGAGAACCCTGTACCGCGGCATCAAAGGCGAGGATGTCAAAGCCCTGCAGATCCTGCTCCGCTACCGCGGATATGACATCGGCACCACCGGAGAAAAGAAAGATGGCGTCGACGGCAGCTTCGGTCCTGCCATGGACAGAGCCGTCCGCGCCTATCAGGCAGACCGCGGCCTTTCCGTAGACGGCAGAGCCGGTCCCGCCACCATGGGAAGTCTTCTGGGGGTGTAAGGGCGCTTGGAAAACATCTGGATAACCCTCATCGACGGCATTCTGACCCTGGCAGGGGTCTGCATGACCGTCCTTGCGGCCAATAAAAAAGCAAGCCTCCGTCTGGAGGCGCACCAGGCCGTCACCGAGACGAAGATCGATGAGCTGACCCGGGAAGTTCGGGAGCATAACCACTTCGCAAAACGGATGCCGGTGGTGGAGGAGCAGATCAAGGTCATCAATCACAGGCTGACCGATCTGGAAAGGGGACAGGAATGAAAGAAATCTGGAAGAATCTGGCTGCCATGGTCAAGGTCAAGACCGTCATCACCATGGTGGTCATCGGCGTCTTTGCGGTGCTGGCGCTCCGCGGGGATATCACTCCGGATAATGTGATGATCGTGGTGTCCACCGTGATCGCGTTTTATTTCGGCACCCAGGCGAAGAAGGATTAG